GTGCCTAATGGATTAACTAAAGGGTGTATGTCGTAATACACTTCTCCTGAGTATGCGTATAAAATTCTATTAGTTCCAATAACAGCATATTTAATACCCTGTTTATTAACCATGTGATGTAAACCTCGTGCAGCACCTGTTAATTTACTATCACCTAATTGACTCCAACCCCCTATTTTTTCCGGTGTACCATATCTAAAACGTACATTTTCTCCGCCCGTCCACTGAGATTCAGCGCCTGTAGATGTAACTTGTTTATTGAACCCTGGTAAAAAACCTAGTTTTTGTAACATATATAATCCTTATAAAGAAGGCAGTAGGTATGGTGGATTACTGCCTTCATTATAGGGATATATCATCGTTTAAACCAAGATGGAAGACCTAAATGTGGACGTTTGTCAAACATATTGTCTTTTGAGCCTGGAGTTTTTCTATTATTATAATGAAGAAATACTTGAGCACAGTCTTTGCCTTTAAATTTTTTTCGCCAATGCTCTAATTCACAACCTGAATAGATTAACATATCACCTGGTGTTAAATTTACTTTAATACCTTTTTTACCAAATTCTCCAGAAGGTTCTAAATATATTGGCCAATCATCACCCCCTAAATTCATAGTGGTCGATATCTCACAACTAAATCTATCTTTATGTCTTTTAAGAATATCCCCTTTTTTATATATTCTTGCATAGGTATAAGACGGATATAATTTTAATCCAGTAGCTTTTTCCATAAGAGGTTGACATTTTAACATTAAAGTTTCCATAGCTATATCACTGTAGTGAGAGTAAGTATTTGGAATTTGTTCATTTACTTTCTCATAGTAACCTAGAATAGTTTCAAAAGGTGAGATGTATCTTTTTTCAATACAAGTGTCATAAACTTGTTTTTTAATTATAAAATAATTATAAAGAAATAAAGCTAGGTCTTTATCAATAGCCTTTTTAATAACTATATATTTATTTTTCTTAAACATCTTTTGCCATTCCCTTAGGTATTGCTTGAATATTCCAATGTATAAACCTAAAAGGTTTTTTACCATGATCTACTGAAAACTCATGTTCTAAGTACCCGGGAAAAATAAGTAAGGTACCTGGTTGAGGTTTAAAATGAACAAGTTCAGTCCCATTAACAATTTTAGTTATATTGGGTTTCATTTTTAATTTAGTAGCTCTGGCCCCGGTTCTTGGTTCATGAAAAATAGGGTAAGATGTATTTTCGTTTGCTTTTAAAAAATAAAATCCCGATACATGTTGATTCCAATGGATATGGGCTGAATGATGTCCCCCACCATTCTTACTAAATTCTTGTACCCATAACTCGCTAAACATAGTTTGATATTCTTTCATATCATACCCATGTTGATCTAAAAACTCCCAAGATTTTTGCCCTATATAATTTCTAAAATCTAAAAAATTATTGTCCTGTGTTAAAGGGGTTGAGTGATGGGAATAACCAAAATCGGTTGTAGCTTTTATTATTTTTTTGTCCCTAATTCTTGAAGCTTTAATATATTTGTCGGTAGCTTTAGTTAAAGACTTTAAAAATTCTGGTTTTTGTTCTGACCAAATAGGTGTTTTAAAATATTCGTTTATATTCATATTATTTAAATGGGTATCCCAAATTCCAAAGAACTAATGAATACCTTGTTCCTTTCATTACGGGTTTAACTCTATGCCAAAGGTGACTAGGAAATACTATGATAGAGCCTTTTGATAATATTTCTTTTGTTTTTGTTAAATGTTTGTCTTCATCTCTCATGTGAGGATCATAATTTCTAAAATCAAATTCTAATTCTCCACCTTCATATTCTGACCCGTCAGTTAATTGACAAGTAACCGATAATTTTCTAATTTTACCATGGTTTTCTTTACCAGGGTTATCATAAGGCTTTTCCCAACTATCACAATGCCAATCATAATATTGATTGTGTTTGTATTTTGTAAACTGACAATATTCAGATCTATCCCATTCAAAATTCCAACCGGCAGATGTATTAGCTTTATGAATATAAGGGTGTATTTCTTTATAAATCCATTGATCATTTAACCAGGTAACATTTGAATTTCTTTTTCTTTTCATATCTTTAACTTGATCTTTAGTTAATTTTTTATCTCCGAAATTACCTGTTCTAGCTAAGGTTTCTGTTTGATTTAATCCATATTTAATAACCTCATCACAAAATCTAGGGGTTAATGCAGATTTAAAATACCAGTAATAATTAGATAAATTCATAAGTAATAGTTTGAATAAAATTTAAAGAGTCTTTTTGATTGTTAATGATGTAATACATATTGGTAGACGGAAACATAATGAACATATTATTTTTTAATTCTATATCCCAACTTCTACCTTTTCGTCTGTTATCATCGTAGTGAATTTTAACCATACATTTCTCAACTTTAACACCATAGAGTAAGATATAATCCGGTGTGTTTCTTAAATCTACAGGATTAATATTTAATAAAGGAGGGGTTAATTGTTGGGGTTTATAAATATTACCCCATGTTTCTTTATTAACTAAAGAAATATTATATTTTAATTTAATAAAGTCTTTTATATAAGTATCTAACTTATCCCAAGTTCTTGAAAATTGAAATTTTTCATTATTTAAATTAGATTGTAAAATGTGATGAGCTAAATCATTTTGATCTATTTCCCAATGTTTTGGCATTGAAACATCACCATAGTATATAGACTGTTCTGTTAATACTTTCTTTTGCATACCTGCAACTATAGATAATAAATCTAAGTTAGTTTGTCAAGTATTAAGAAATGATTGGAATAATTTTTAAATCCCAAGATTGATTAGATTCGTTCCATTCATATCTATAACTGTTAGTTTCATCTGTAGCTTGTTCAGCAGTTAATTCTGGTGCATCACCAATAGGTGATTTCCAAGAAGCTGATGCTAAATGTTTTATCCAAGATGCATAAGGTTTTATAGGCCAGAAAATATTATTATCCGTATCATAAGTATAACCCATCCCTGCAAAGTTTCCTCTAAAGGGAGTTCCATCAATTTTATGAGTATTACGCAATGTATTATATGAAGTCTGGATCCATAAATGTGCAGGCCAGTTATTATGTTGTTCTAAATATTGTTGTCCTATTAATTCATTTTCAACACCTTCTGAATTTAACATATCTGAGTTATTTAATGTTAGTACATTAAGTACTTCGTTTGTTTCTGATATTTTTGCAAAATGTGCCATAATTTTTTATTGAAATTGATACCTTATTATTACCACACCACTACCACCAGAACCACCAGGACCGCTAGTTGGACCACCGCCACCACCACCATCACCTTTATTTGCCTGTCCATTATCACCGCCTTCACTTATTCCACTTTTACCATCACCACCTGTTCCACAAGGGGCTCCCACATTTTGTTTTCCTGAAATTCCACCGGCACCACCACCGCCTGCTCTTGCTATTGCTGCTCCTGGCCCTGCTATATTACTTGTTATACCCGTACCACCTCGACCAGCTATTCCTCCTGCATTTTCTCCATTTTCAGTAGCTCCGCCACCGCCTCCAGAACCATTTGAAGGAGTTGCGGTAGCTGTTCCACCATTAAAACCTTGTGCTGGACTTACGGGAGGAGTATTACCTGAACCAATCGATCCACCACCACCTACTTTATTTGCTCCACCTCCAGAACCTCCGGGCATTCCATTTTTCGCCCCATCACTTCCACCACCACCACCTGCAGTTGCAGTTAAACCTAAAGCCGTAGTAGGGTTTCCTGCATTTTGAGCATTAGCGGATGTTACTGTTGCTCCACCTGCTCCTATTGAAATTGGAAAAGTTGTAGCTGTGACTTCTAATGAAGCAACAGCTGGGACACCAAAATTTGTTCTTAATCCGCCAGCACCGCCACCACCACCACCATCGTTTCCTCCGGATCCAGCACCAGCAAGTACAAAATATTCTACCGAATTTGAACCTTGCTCGTTACCCGCACAAGTAACTTCAAAAGTCCCTGGACCTGTAAATGTATGAGCTTTAAAATTTGTACAAAAAGTTGTAACAGTGCCTCCTGTTGCAGTTAAAAATTCTGGCGGTATCCCTCCTCCAGCACCAAATCCTAAAACTTGATAACCAAAAGATTTACCTCTTCTAGACTGTGTATTTTTTGTATTCTTACTTGATGTAAGTTTATTTTTTATATCTCTCATATCTAAATTCCTTATGCATCGTTAGCTGCATCAGTAGTAAAGAATACTTTAATACCCAAAAGTCTACCTACTCCTGTGAAAGTATCTCCACCTGCGTTTGCATCTCTAAAAAATTGAAAATAAGTTTGTTGATCAACTGCAGGAGAACCTGCGATTGTTATAGCACTACTTACAGCTGTTACTTGTTGATCTTCAACTGTTCCAATACCTGCATCTGTAACTGTTACTGCTGTGCCATAAGCAACATCAATAGTATCACCATCGCCAACTGATACACCTTGTAATCCCCAAATACAGTTACCTGTGTTTGTTGTGCTCGGTGTCCAAAATGCTTGAAAAGTTACTGTGCCTTCATTCCATGATTTAGGAAAAGCTACTGAAAATTGTACAAAATCATCTGCTGCTGCAGCAAAATCAAATACTTTCATATCTGGTCTTAGTGCTGTTGTTTCAACTTGTGCAGCTTCTGCTGGATTAGTTGTTGTTGCATACATTGCAGAAGAAGGAATCCACATAGTTTCTGTTCCTGCAATTTTAACTGCAGCTGAACCTGATTTAAGACTTCCTGTTCCTTTGGGGTTTAAATTTATATCAACATTAGTTTCTCCTGTTGCTGAAAGAATAGGACCATTTCCCGTTGAAGCGTTGGCTAGTGTTAATTCATTAACCGCCGAACCTGTGGCTGTTAAAAGTAATAATTCATTTCCGCTAGTATCTAAAATTGAAGTTCCAATTTTAGGTGCGGTTAAAGTTTTGTTTGTTAAAGTCTGTGTTCCTGTAAGAGTTACTTCATTAGCGTCTCCTAATGGAACTTCAAAAGCACCGGTGTTAGTTGCTACACCATCAAAATAAATAATTTTATACCCTTTGTCAGTTGCTGAAAAAGTAACTGTTGCACCTGAACCAGATGCTGCTTTTATTTGTACTGTTGGAGTACCTGAACCATTAGTAGTTCCATTTTTAATGATGTAAAAATTTTCTGTAAGTACTGGGAAAGTTACAATTCTGTTTCCTGTTATAGATCCCGTAAGTTCTATAATTCTTTGTTGAGCAGTACCTGTTAAAGCACCGTCTGCTATTGTTAAAGCTGTAGTTCCTGCACCACCGGCAATAGAAACCTGTAGAACACCACCCGTTAATTGTTCAATAAGACTTAAATTTGCGTTTGTTTTTGTTCCCCAAGTACCAGCATTTTCGCCGGTTGCCATTAGCTCTAAGCCAAGATCTGTGAAAGTTGATGCCATAATTTTGTACTCCTAAATTTTCTTATTTATATTGTTTATTTATTGCTAAGTCAAACATTAGTTTGCTATTTTTCTTGTGTAACCGGTACTGTCTTTAGGTACTAATCTACTATAACCGGTACTATCTTTAGGTACTAACCTATTGTAGTATTGAAGATTAATAGCATCATTTAATGTAGTTGTTGCTGTTAACCCTAAACCATTTAAACTAGCAATAGTTTCTTGTGTTGTTGCTATTGCACCCAATGCTGTTGATGAGGATAGACCTGTTAAGCCCATTGTTGTATTATCAATAGTTAAACTTCCTACAGCTGTTTGTGCAGACAAACCAGTTAGTAGTTGTATTGGATTAGATGAAATAGTAATAGTCCCCACATCTGTTTCAGCTTCTAAACCTGTTAATGCAGCAATAGTTAATTGAGTTGTTGCTGCTGTTCCTAAAGCTGTTGTTGCAGCAAGACCACCTAAACCTACTGAGTGATCATCTGTTTCTACAAGTCCTACGGTAGATTGTAAACCAATACCGGTTAACGTAATTGAAAAATCTGATTTAGCAGTAGCTGTACCTAAAGCAGATTGTAAACTTAAACCTGTTAGACCCATTACATCTGCAACAGGTAATTGATAAATTCCACCCCAACCTTCATTGTCGGAACCAAATACTTGATCACCCCAACCCATACTAGGAAGTGTTGCGGCTAATTCAAAACCTGTAAGAGAAACATTAATACCATCGATACCCCATGAGTTTTGACTCCAAGAATCTCTACCCCAACCATCACCTGCTTGTGCATAAGGAAATTCTCCTAAAGTAGAAGTTAAACTTAAACCTGTAAGGGTTGCTGTTGTAGCATTTTGACCCCAGTTTTCTTTTCCCCATGAATCAGATCCCCAACCGTCAGTTGATTGTGCATATGGAAATTCTCCTAAAGTAGATGTTAAACTAAATCCAGGTAATGCAATAACTGGATCAAAACTTTCACCCCAAGGTTCTAATCCATAAGCATCTCTACCCCAACCTTGCTCTCCGTAAACAGATAATTGATTAACACTAGCTGTTAGTTGAAGTCCTGTTAATAAAACGGTACTACCTGATTCTCCCCAATCTTCAACACCATAAGCATCAGAACCCCATCCTTCTTCTGAACCTGCAGAAGTTAATGAACCGAGTGTTGATGTAATTGATAGACCTGTAATAGGAACGTTGATTTCAGTTTGAAGACCGTAAGTATTTTGACCCCAGGTGGTTCCGGATTGGTTCCAAGTGTTAGCCATAAGGATTTACTCCCTATGCTATTTGAACTATTGCGTTGCCTGCAGTTTGAGCGGGAAATTGAATTGTAAAAGTTCCACTAGTTACAGTTTTGTCTGCACCAAAGTTAATTGCAAAAACAGATCTATTTGCTGTAAAGCCTGTAACTGAAGTTGAGTTATAAACTAAACAACCTCTTGCTGTAAATGTAGCTGAAGTAATACTAACATCATTAAATTTTACACAAGCTGTATCACCAGATAAAACTGGATCAGCTGTTGCTGTTAATGCAACTCCACCACTAGTATAACCAGTATTAGTTGCACCACCGTCTGTAGTTTTTGTACTAACTTCATGAGTAGAAGTAGGTACGGCAGTTGCGCTTGAAGGCGCTGCGTATGCAGTTGTTGATTTACTTAGAACTGCTGAGTTACTTGCAAATAAAGCAATTTTAAAAGCGTTACCTGTTGGTGCGCCACTTGCGTCATTAAAATTGTGACCGCCTTGTAAAATTTCTACTTTAAACGAATTGGATATTGCTGATGTTATTGCCATAATTTTTTTCTCCTAATTATTGAGGCGGTGACTCGATTGGAATTCTTAGTGTACCATCCGTGTAATCGTCTCTTCTTCTTCTTCCAATTTGCATTGCTGCAAACT